ACCATCGGAAGGCCGATGCCGTTTCGGATCAAACCCAACACCATAGTCATGAACAGGCGTCAAAGCATCGTCGTAAGTAAGAGTCAGAAAATAATTAGAATCCCATAGCTTCGATTCTTGGATGCACCTACCGGCCCAATCCTTAGCTTTATCCAACCTACAACCAATACATTGACCACATGGGACTACCACGGGCATATCTCGAAAACCTTTAGAAATATCGAAAACAACGGGCCATTTACCGTTCTCATTCTTACCACAAATAGCACGCCAACCAGTAAGAGGACTTAAACAGCTCATAATAAAAAAAGGGTGTTCCACGTGAAACACCCTTAATAAAAAAGACTTTGGATACCTCTAGAAATTTATCAGAGGCGGATACCACCACGCAAGGGCTTAGCGTTATTCAGCTTACGATGTCGCATAGCGGTCTTCGTAAACAGCGCTTTACTTGCACGACGGGAAATCTTATACCGTTTCTTACTCATAAAAACCTCTCTACTTAGGGGTTGAATCTACAAAGCCAATAAACTCGGCAATGGCAACGAAAATGTCAGCAACGTAACTAAAGAATAACTGAATCCACTCTGTCATTTTGTAAACCTCTTAACAGTCCAAACAAACAAACAAACAAGTAAAACGCAAATGCCAAAACAAAGCCAAGAAAACATTAGTAAAGCTCCTGAAGAATCTTATCACCAATCTCTTTGGCACGTTTAATCTGCTGAGGCGTGTATTTATGACCCGTAAACTTACTATTAAAGTTTCGTGAAGCACGCTCAACACTTTCTTTAACGGCCTTCGCACTAGACGAAACACCAGACTTAACATCGTTAATAATCTGGTTGCTAACAGCGGCCGCACCACCAAGGTAAGGCCAAGCCTTATTAGCGCGATCAACCTCATAAACATTAGGATTAGCACTATAAAACTTGTTCTCACGATCAACGGCTTCTGTCTGTGCACGAATAAGTTTAGCCTGTTGGTCGGCAACTCGGGCATTAGCAGAAAATGCACTCGTCTCAGCATTCGTCTTTTCAATACCGGCCTTCTGCTGGTTCAAGATGTTAGTCAACTGCGAACCTTGAAAAGCATTGGCAACCGCTCGTGAAACCTGACTTGTATCAGAAACCATCGAGCCGGTCAGACCACCGGTAGAAGCACCGCTTCCACCGGTTGCCGACAGAATCGGATTCAGGCCAGCGGCTCGCAAGTCAGAGACTTCCCACTGGTGAGCATTCTGCATAGCCTCCTTCTGACGAAGCCAAGCCTTACGGCTGAAATAGCCACCAGAAAGCAAATCACCAATTGAACCGGCGGCGGAAGCAACGCCACCAATTGCAGAACCCCAATCCATAATGTCTCCTTAAAAGTGATCAACCAAGCCCGGAGTCGAATACACAGGCATCGGACGCACACACTGAAGATCAAACCAAGCATCCAAAATAATGGGCGGCTCATCCGTCACAGCTACGACGCGATCAATGGGCGTAGCGTCCTTAACAAACTCACTCGACAAAGTCGGAAGATTCTCGAACTTTTCAGCGAGATGCCAAACATCAAGGGGCGTGCTCGAAGTACTACGCATATGACCAGTAATCATCGACGGATAGTAACGATACTCAGCAAATCGCTCCTGATAACCGAAGACCTGATCGTCAACCTGAGTACCCTGACAATAAATCTCCTTATTCAAAATAGCCTGCTCACCCAAGTGAGCAAAAACCGGCCAGTAGTAATCAAACCGGGCTTTGCGAGACCACATGCGGTTCAAACCTTGCTGATAAGTAAGATCAGATTGCACAGCCACAAAGCCTATAACAAAACCATGCTCAACGAAAGATTTGGTGAAAGCATGACGACCATCGAAACCAACAGCATAAGCAGACAAATTGCCCTGCGGCGTTCCTGCACCTTCAGAAGTGGCGCTAGTCTGTTGAACCGGATTCACATTGATACGCGACTTTCCACCGCCGAGATACTCAGGACGCTGGAGGCGAGCGTCAGGACTCACGACACCAAAATGCGACCGAAGGATTTCCGTATACCGCGTACCACCGCGGGCATCTCGCTCATAAAGCTTCTGGATCTGGAAAGCCTGTCTTAAATCGTTAATACTAATCGGAACCGATTTAGAAAGATCAACAGCACCAACAACCTTAAGCGAATCAGGAACAATATCACCTTCGACATTAAATGTTGAAGACCCTGACGAAGAATGCGAATAATTAAACCCCATAAAAGAAAGAGTTTGATTAGGAACGGTTCCACCTTTTTGAAGACTATCCCAACGTTGAGAACCAATAAAACTCATCTTGCCAGAAGACGGCGTAACCGGATAGTTCCCATTAGTAACATGAATATTTGTAAACTCAATTCCTTGAGCCAAATCAACATACCCACCAACAAGAGGTACCGAACCGCCAAGAGAGATTTCAACTCCGGGTCCTTTCTGAGGCCAAGGAAGAGACGACGTAAAATAATCATGGAACTTCGCAATAGGCGGACACTCAGAAGTATAGAGAAGGGGATTATTCGAATTTTCGGCCGAAACAGCCTGATCTCCTACGTACTCGCGTTCAGTATTCTTATCAATGTTATAAGCATCCTGCAAATTTTCATCTCGAAACCACTCATTCCAAATGAGCGAGATCGCACGAAGAGGAAGATCAGAAACCTTCACATCGCCAGCAACGCCCGTTGGTAAACCAAGATAATCACCTAGCGTACCAATCGCGAGATTATTAATAGTAGCCTGCGGAACCAAGTAATCAGTTTTAGCAGTCGGGCCACTTCTCTGATCGCCATTCAATGCCTCCCAATGATCCATAACCAAACGATTTGGAACAAAGAAATAGAAAGTGCGAAGATACAAATTATCCATGAAAGGAACAATGGGAGTGCTCAAACGAGCCAAAATCGAAGTCGATAACTTGAAAGTATCACCCGGGAGAACCTCATCTACAAAAAAGGGCACAAGCTTCGAAACAGGCATAGCCGTTTTGTAGCCATGACTACGATTAAAGACGGAACGAGGGATCTGGGCTTTCGGAAGCTCGACAAATTGACGAGCGGCATTGGCTTTTGCAACGGTAGTTTTGGACATCTTTGACCTCAAAAAAATGTTTTTTTGGTGTCACCTCACACAGTTACATCAAGAAGGACTGTGTGAGGTGATCATTCGCCCGCAGAGGCTTGCTCTGCGGGCTTTTCATCAACAACAGGCTCTGAAGCCTTTTGTGATTCTTGTTCTTGGAACGTCTTGGCAATCTCGGCATTCACCCAGTTCGCGGGATCGTCGCCATACATGCGACGCTCCTCAGCAGGCAATTGCATAAAAGCATTACGAACCGCCAAGATTTTTTCTTGCATTTCCTGAAAATCACCAACAGTAGAAACATCAAGAAATTCGCCTTGAACTTGACGATTAGGATCGCCCAAAATACCAGTCTGACTATAACGCTTCAAATAATAGTCAATAGTCGTTTGAGCGTACTCACTCTGAAGAGTCATGCTCTCTTCGACAAACTCATGCCCTTTCGAAGATACGCGAGCCGAATAACGAGTTTTAAAGTTCATCTTTCATTACCTCACCATCAATCCATTTGGAAATGGGTTTCCCAGCGTCGTAATACCGACGCTTTGTCAAATCTACATTTTCTAAAGACCTAACGCAAGCAAAATCGACATCATCTTTCACTGGGTGTTGTTCGACCAGTTTTCCAGCAATAGAAAGCGCACCACGCAAACTCATCGCAAAAATCTTCTTAGAATCTAAAAGAACTACGCCTTTCCAAAGCGTTAGTTTAAAAAGTCCAGACATTGTCACTCTCCTGACTCTCACTGGTGGGGCCCCCCGAAGGCCCCCCCACCGTTTGCAAATTGCTTCGCAACTTTGCAAATGGCTCTACGTTAAAACAGTCTCCTAAAATCACTACCGCGCTCACGCTTGGTGCCTCGATCAACCGGACTGCTTCGCAGTTGCGCTTGATCGAGGTTTCATTTTTTCCGCCTGCGGCGGTCTCCAATCGAAATCTTTCTTCTTAAAAGAAACAACGCGCACGCGAATCGCGCGCACGCAATCAGTTTTTAAGAGAATCATCAACGGAAGCAAGGAGATCAAGATTCCGCTTCTCGAGTTTCAAAACGACAGACCGAGCCTCAAGACCAGTCCGAAGCAGAGAAACCGAAGGAGTGAAAGCACCAGTCTCAGAGTTGAACTCGCCAAGACAATAGAGATCGAAATCGTAGGGATGCTGAGCGACAAGAGTGCGCTCATCACGACAAAGATCGACAAAAGACCGCATAGCAACCTCATGATTCACACAGAAAAAAGGCGTGGCGAAAGACTGAGACTTTTTGTCAAAAACAGAAAAACAGAACATTTTTAACTCCTCAACATAATAGCAGACATGACTACCCGCCAAAACCACGGTGGAGGCGGGTAGAGGAATACTCAAGAAACTCTTTGCGTTGCGCAAGCCGAGCCTCCTGACGGTCAGGGCTATCCTTTGACCTTAGCATAATCCTATCACGCTTCTTCTTGTATGTCAAATAATCTTCCTTGTTCATCTTCTCCATCTTGTTAAGGTAGTAGCGAGGGACAGGATTCCTATGTCCATTAATAAGCACAAAACCAACTCGGGAAACCTCATCAGCGTACTTGATGAACCAGTTGGCACCTACACCGGGACGATTACTACACCTCGAAAAAGGCTCGATCCTCGATCCATACACCTCATCCGATTTAGCACCATAGATTTTTTTGGTGGTATAGCGGGCGACATAGCCAGCTGACTCAAAAGTAACAGCACCAACGATCACACGACCGTGACCCCAAATGTCATTCAAGATATTAGAAACCCACAGGGGATCGCCATTAGCACCTCGACCAGCAGGAATCAAATCAGGAATTTCCAAATTGAAGACGATAGCATGGTAATGCGGGCGCTGGGTCTGCGAACCATATTCACCAGCAGCGAAATACCGAACACCATTAACGAGCGTCTTCTTACCATCCACCAACTCGTAAACCGGTTCACGCCCAAGACCAGAACGATAAGGTGAAATTGCGCTACTCGACCTCCTAAAAGCGGCAATTTTGGCCTCAGAAGGAGCCTTAGAGAAAACCCACTTCCGCAAGCGCTTCCAAAAAAGTTGGAGATGATAAGGCATCAAACTACCATCGGAAGGCCGATGCCGTTTCGGATCAAACCCAACACCATAGTCATGAACAGGCGTCAAAGCATCGTCGTAAGTAAGAGTCAGAAAATAATTAGAATCCCATAGCTTCGATTCTT